GCTGGTAAACGTTGCAGTACCCAGCGACACAGCGGTCTCAGGCACAACACCCAGAACACGAATTGGAAGCGCATCCGTGGTTGCGGGGGTGTCCGTCGGTGCCAGCAGTGCGTTCAACGAGTTGCCAGTATTTGAATTGCCGGTGTTGTTGATACACGCAAGGTTCTGACCGATCATGGCGCGAGCGCCAGAAGCAATAACGGTTGTGGCCGAGCAAACCGCAGCTTGGAACACCGTATCCGGATCGTCGCAAACATAAGCAACGCAATCACCGGCGGCAGTGCTAGCCACCCAGTTCTGCGAAAACTGCTTCTGTTTAGTCGTCGGATTGGTGTACGAACAACCGAGAAAGACACCAACAAGGGTGCCAACGGTGCCGGTCGAAACGCTAATCCGCTCAAGATTGCCGCGAACGAGCGCAACGAAGTCACCATAGAAAATGTCCGTGGCGTACGCGTAAGTAATGTTATACATCCGCGTAGAACCGGCGAACACCTGCCCACCGATCAGATTGATCGGCTTTAGCCCGTAGGGCTTATCAACCGTGGGGTAAGCCATTTAAGACTCCTGAATTATTGACCGCGCCCAAATGTCACCTTGGTTTTACGCTCGGAAAAGAGCGGCATCCTCGGATCATTCTCGCGCATGAAGTTGTTATCCACAGACTGGATCTGTGCATCGGACTGCTCTTGATAATGATCATTCCGATCTTGAACCAATTCTGAGGGGGTTTTGCAAAGCATCAGCCCACCGATCACGATGTTGTCTTTGAACCGGTCGTTTTCGACCATCATAAGTTGAACTTCGGGGTGATCTGAAGCTTTAACGGGTTCCCAACCTTCACGAAGTTTGAGAGAAACATTCATGGGGTCCGCTTGCCCACGAGTGCTGACCCGAACCCAACGAAAAGCATAACCGGGCTCCGGATTGGGGCTCGGCAAAACTTCTGGACGAGACCATGCACGCTTACGCACGGTACGTTCACGGGTTTCCATCTCACGGTTTGTGCGGTTTTCAGCCATTTTGTTTCCTCATATCTTCGGCAACTTGTCGGGCATACTGCTCGGGCGTGAGCCCAAGCCGTTTAGCTAGTCTTACCTGCGACTCATTAAGTACGATTTTTCGGGGCGCGGTACTACGAGATGCTGGCGCAACTACGCTTCGGCGCGGCTTAGCAGCCGGAGGAGTATCTTCGTCGGCGTTAGAAGCGTCAGCTTCAAAACGCTCTGGGAAGAGTTGTCGCATACGCCGGTTAATCCGGTCGTAGTAATCACTACTTTGAGGGTTAATTCCCTCGCGGACCAGCTTTTGATGCAACCCCAACGCTAGACTGGTCATCTCGTCGTCGGTGCCGAACCAAGTATTTTCCCTTTGCCAAGCAACAGCTTTAGGGTCTGGTTGCGGCTCAGACGGCGGCGTTGGAGCGTCAAGTGCTTGTTTTACCGGAGTTTCTTTTTGTTGTAAAGGGGCTGGTTTAAAGTTAGCCACTTTCTCTGCTTTGATCTTGGCAAGAGTAAGTGCTTCCTGCGCCTCTACAATTTTGTCAGAATCAGCGGTTTCAAACGCCTCTTTGTAGGCCCGTTTAGCCTGTTCAAGCTCGGCTGCACTGCGAAGTTTGGCCTGTTCTAGAAGCGCAGCGAGGTTCTTTTCCCGGTCCGCTTTGAGTTTCTTATTTTCCTCAGTAACAGACTGGGCGAACCGAATTGCTTCCTCCCGTTCGCGTTGCGCTGCTTCAGCCCGCCTGCGTTCGTCGTGGTAGCCCTTGGAGAAGTGCTGAATGCGCTTTTTTACCTTTTCAGAGTATTCAGCAAGTTCTTCTTCCGTTACCTCAGCCGGAGGCTCTGACGGTTTTCGATTGCGGTCTTGAGGTGGCGTGTCGTCTACAACCTCAATTTCAACATCGTTTCCCTCGGCTTTTACCTCTTCTTTGGCTTCCTCGGCTTTTGCCTCTTCTTTCTCTTTAGGTTTATCCGGGTCAGGAAACTCAAACTCTACTTTTTCAAAAGGCATGATGGATTCCTTATCAGGCTCGCGTTACACCACGGGGGTCAGGGACTACAGCTTCAATGGAGTCGTCGTTCAGAAGCCGGTACTCTTGGTTGTTCACTTTAAAACGCGTACCCGAATTCGGGCGGAACATTACAAAATCCCCGACCTTGCACCACGGACCAGTGGGAAAACGATCCTTATCGGTATACGCTTGCTCCCCCATATCAATTACGGCACCCATCATGGACATGACATGCTCTGCATGTTTGGTTTGATCTGCCTTAACAAGCCCAGAATCAAACGTTTCTTCAATTACAGGCAACGCAATCAACAGCCGAAACCCAACAGGTTTTGGAAGTTGTGCTTCAAATTCGTCATCAGTCATCATCGTCTTCCATATAATTGCGCGAAAGGTCAAGGACTTCACGCTTTGCGGTCTCTAGACCTCGAATCAAGCCGCAAAGATCTCTGTACTCCGCGTAGTCTTTAGCTGCGCCAGAGGACAACGAGTCAGCAACCGCCGCTATATGGGCGGTGAGTTTTTCATTCAGCACGTCAAAGACGGTTTTTGCCATTTACGCTCTCGGTTTGTTGGCTTGCGCCGCAAGCTTGAGACCTTCAAGCTGCAGTTTTTTCTCGTCAATAGCAATGTCGGCTTGGTCCTTCTGAGCCTTACGCTGGATGTCCTGCATCTTAATCTGCAACTCCTGCTGCTGGAGCTGAAACAGCGGGTCTTGCTGTTGTTGCTGCGCTTGCTGCTGCGCCGCTTTTTGTTGATGGATCTGAGTGAGTTGCTTACCCGCGTCTGCCATAAGGCGTGAGAGCTGAAGCTCAATTTCTTCTGGCATTTCTTCATTTGGCGCGGGCAACGGAGCACCAAGACGCTCTTCCAACTGCTTCCTGTATTCAAACCCAATGTGCTCGGCGATGTGAGCTTGCAGTGCGCCCATGATCTGGTTCGCCATCGGGTTCTGCCCAATAGCTTGGGTAATCAACGGGTCCTGCATAAACGACTGGTGTGCAGCCAAGTGCGCGGTGTGGTCCTGATAGATAAACGCCTTGAGTGGCTTACCAACAAGAGCGCCCATGTTCTCGGACACTGGATCACGCGGTTTGGCGTTTTCAGCACTCGGGATCAGTTTGTCAACGTTTCTGATACCCAAGGTTTCAAGCATCTGCTTGTGCAGATACGGAAGGTCGTAGATCTGTGGGCTTTGCTGCGCCATCTGGAACGCAGCTTGGTACTGCACTACCCGTTGCGCCATCGTCGAGGCATTTGGGTCCGACACAGGTATAACATCGACCTGTGCATAATCCTCGCTTCGCGCCCTACGATCCACACCTTCTGGAATATAGTCATACGGCTCATCGGCGTACTCCGCAATAATTTCTTTCAGGAGCTTGAACTCCTGTTTCATTGCGTAGTGAACTCGGGCCTGAACTGCCGTCATGGGTTTGAGCGTGCGCTCAAGCAGGGCCAAGGTTGTGCCAACCGGAGCATTAGCACTCATGTCCGAGATGTTCATGTCGCTGATCGCCCCAAGTCTTCGACCCTCTTGAGTGATCTTCTCCAACAGACCAGCCAACACCTGACTTGGCTCTTTATAGGGCAGCGTCATGATGTTGTCGCGCACCGTGCCGCTAGGCACATCTACATCCCTAAACTCCCCCGGTGCAATCGGCGTGTCGTCGCCTTTAATACGAAGTCCTCTGGACTTTAGGCCACCGGGCAGGTTAGAAAGAGTACCGGCATCGACAAGCTGGCGAATGATGGAGGTGCCTGCGCGTGCGTAACCACCAATGATGTGAATAAGTCCGAGGCAATAGAACCCAAAACCGGGGACGTACCCATAGTGAATGAAGTGCTGTCGAGGCAGCATCAAATCGTCAGTCGGGCTGTAGTTCCTGCGGATGGCTAAAACTTTGGTCGTGCCTTTGTCAATAGTGATTATGTAAGGCTTAGGCAACTCGTCTTCGCCATCAAGGCTTGGGATGTTGCGCTCAATCTGCACTTCATACAATGCGTACCTGTCGTCTGAAGTCAGGCTATAGCCGCCTTCTTCGGCTTTCTTTTTCTCAATATCGGTAAAGAACGCAACAGGTTCACCCAACTCAATGTCACGGTAGAACCCAGCGGCCTGCAGCTTTTGCACTTCGTTTTCGGTCTTACGCATAATGTGCGTGACCCGTTCTGCGGTCTGAATGTGGCTCGTGCCATAGGGCACAATGACATCCTCGGCGGGTACAAAAATTGACACTTGCCGTCCAAGTCGCGGGTCGTAGTAAACCTTTTTGAAGGCCGAACCGGCAAGCCCAAGGCTATAGAGCATCCGTTCATGCTCGCTGCGGTACTCCACCATGCGCTCAGTCAACTGATAATTCATGTCTGCTCGGACACGATCCGCCGACTTTTCTTTATCTTCCGTTACATCGCCAAGGATCTTGGTCTTTACCGGCCCCGCAGCGGGGAAGGTCTCACTCATTGTTTCCGCTTGAAAGCGAATCGCGGCCTCCGCTAAAAGTGTGGAATACACTCCACACGCATCATCCCAAGGCTCAGTACGTTCCTCGTACTTGAACCCAAGAACGTCTAACCCCTTTACATACGTATCCGCCCAGTCTTTGCGAGCAGAAATATCTGCATCCACCAACTCAACAATCTCAGAACTCAGCGCCGCCAGTTCACCCTCATCAAGATACTCGGCAAGATTGGCGTCAAACGGAACATCTTCCATATCCGCTGGGCCTTCAGGCATCAGCGTGATCTCCATGCTGCCGTCGGATAGAGTTACTGATTCTGGGTTTACAATATCAATCTCAAGGTCTGGTTCTCCTGCGGAAACGGCTAACCCTGTGGGGGCTGCGTACAACCCTTTATCTACCATGTTTGTAGCCATAGCAACCTCTAGTAATACGCCTTCCGCTTACGGAAGTATGTTGGTTCATCAGGCTCGTCCGAATCTAACCGTACAAACCCACCCTGCCGGAATCGTATCAGTGCTTGGGTTGTTGAATCTACCAAGTCATCGTGCGGGGCGTTAGGGAAAGCGGCCATCTCTTCTTCCACTTCTTCCGCCCAACGAGTCTGCGGCCTCCACACTTTACCCGACCGGAATAAATCCGCTACTGAATTGATCCTTACAAACTTGTCGTTTCCTTTAGTCGGGCTGTACTCAGACACAGCCAGCCCCATGCGCCTTAGTTCAAAGATCAACGGACTACCAGCAGCTTTTGCCTCAACCACGCAGGCATCTGGCTCCCACTCTTTATAAGACTTGAACGCACGTTCTTTAAGTTCAGGAAACTCCATTCGCTCTTTAAACGCGTTGAGCAAAATAATATGCGCGTCTGAATTGTTCTCGTCTTTATAGAACACACCCCACGTTGTACACGCTGAATAGTCGCTACGCTCAGTCTTTGTAAACGCAGTATCCCAGCTCTGAATAATGAACTCGCAGTCAGGCGGGTCGTCCTTCTCCCAGATCTTCCACCACTCCCGCTTTACTATTGCTCCCTCTTCAGAAGTTGGGCTTTGCTGATACTGCGCGTTCCACTTTGCCGGTGGCAGTTCCTGCTTTAGTGCGTCTAACTCTTCAAGACTCCAGAACTCCGGCCAGAGGGGAACCCCAGATGGCATCAACGCGGGCAGCTCAATTACTTCCCATTCGTCAGTTGTACCCAACTGAGCTGCACGATTAAGGATTCGACCCGTTAAGTCCGTGGTTGCCCATCGGGTCATAACCACAACGATAGCGGCCCCCGGCTGCAGCCTCTGCCTAGGTCCGGATTCATACCAATCCCAAACTTTACTAAACACTTCCGGGTTGGAAGCAGCTAAAACAGCTTCTTGTTCGCTGTGGGGGTCATCAATAATAAGCAGATCCGCGCCTTTACCCGTGACGGTACCGCCGACACCGATGGCAA